TAAGTTTAAATTTCCAGATCCAATAAAAGGTAAAAAAACTTAACCAATGGAAATTTGGGATGAGGTTATTCAAGAGTTTAATGAAGAAATTCAAAAACTCAGATTAACAATTAGTGGTGGGGCTGCTGAAGACTATGCTCATTACAGACAACTTGTAGGATCGATACAAGGCTTAACTTGGGCTAGAGGTAATCTCACTGATATTATTAAAAAACGAGCATACGCAGAAGAAGAGGAGTAAAATGCAACAAGTTAATATGGGTAAAGCCATTAAAAACGATTTATGGATTAGTGATCCAGAAGAAGTAAAAGATCCAGAAGTATTACCAGAACTGCCGGGATTTCATGTCTTGGTACGTCCAGTATCTGTGAAGAGCCAAACAAAGGGCGGCATCCTTCTACCAGATTCAACTAAAGATGACATGGCTTATCTAACTACAGTAGGTAAGGTACTGGCTTTGGGAGATCTGGCTTATGCAGATAAGGATAAGTTTCCTGCTGGTGCTTGGTGTACAGTAGGAGATCATGTATGTTACGGTAAACATTCAGGAACTAAACTCTTTTATAAAGGAGTTAGAATGATTTTATTGTTTGATGACCAGATTAATATGAGAGTAGAAGATCCAAAAGATCTAGATCCTACATTTAATTTGGGAAATCATTAATAATATGATATAATATAGTATACGTTAAATCGTTGAACTCGTAACCAGCGGAGGACAAAATGAGTGATAAAGAAGAATGGAGTGATATAGAAACTCCGAATGAAGAGCAGAAAATTGAAATAGAAATTGAAAAAGAAGAAGAAAAAGAAGAAGTACAAGAAACTAAAACTAAAGAAGGAAAAAGAGATACTAATGCTGAAAAAAGAATAGCACAGCTTATTCGACAACGCAGGGAACGTGATCAGCAAATTACTGCTCTCATCCAAAAAAATGAGGCACTATCAGGAAGCCTCAGAACAAAAGATAATGAAGTGCATCAAGTTAATAAATTAAGTCTTGATGCTTCTGAAAAACAATTAACTGATAAACTTGAGCTTGCCAGAACAGTTTATATGGAAGCTTTTGAAGAAGGAGAGAAAGAAAAACTTTTAAAAGCGCAGGAAATGTTGAATGAGGCACAGTCTGATCTGAAGGCAGTCTCTTCTGCTAAACTAGATTATGAAGAAGTAGAAGAAGTTGCTCCAGTACAGCCTCAATATCAACCTCTTCCTCCTCAATCAACTACTGATCCTAGAGCCGAGGAATGGGCTTCAAGGAATAGTTGGTTTGGACAGGACAATATTAAAACTGCTGCTGCACTAGCTATAGATGCAGAATTAAAAGAAGAAGGCTTTAATCCTTCTGATAATGATTTTTATCAGGAGATTGATAATAGAATTAATAAAGCGTTTTCTCAGAATGTAGAGGAAACTACAGAACGTGTGCAGGAAATGTCGTCAACACCTGCTCAAGTAGTATCGGGGAGTTCACGCTCCTCCCCATCCAGTTCTAGTAAAGTCAAACTATCAAAAGAAGATGTTAGGCTTGCACAGAAATGGAATATACCACTTGAACAGTATGCTGCCGAAAAGCTCAAAGTTGAAGGAGCAGACGGTAACTATACTAATGTAACTTAGGCGTGGAGGAATGAAATATGACACGAAATGAAATACGTAGTAATACTAATCGGGAAGCTCAAACAAGAGAAGTCACAGAAGAATATGTCTTTGAGGAGCCAGATGCCCTCGCTATACCAGACACGGTAAAAGCAAGATTTGACGCAGACAATATGTCTTTACGTTGGATTCGCATATCTGTAAAAGGACAGGATGATATCACTAATGTTGGTAAAAACCAGCAGCAGGGATGGGTCTTTGTAACTTCTGATGAGGTTCCTGAAATGGGTGTTACATCCTTCGTAAGGGAAGAAGGTCGTTATCTTGGAGCCGTTTGTCGTGGAGACGTAGCGTTGGCAAAGAAGCCAACCGTAAAGGTAAAGGCCAGACAGAAATTCTATGAGAATAAGGCTAGTGATATGATGGATGCAGTTAATGCACAACTCATGAAAAATTCTGATTCTCGTATGCCAATTTCTAACACAAGTAAATCAGTAACAACAAGAGGACGACAACCGTCTTTTCAAGACTAGTTGACCTCTATAACTTAAGGAGATGAAACATGTCTACTACAAAAGCATTTCGTGGTTTTGTCCCTGCTCGCATGAAAGGTGGTGCTTATAATAATGAGGCTGTGACCGATATGATCACACTTACCTCAACAGGACAAGCACAAACCCCTAGTAATAGTATTTATACTGGTGATCCGTTTATTTTACCGGGAACCAATTTAGCTACGATTACACCATTTATTAATGTAACTCTAAAACCTTCAGGGGTTTTTATGGGTTGTCAATATGTTGAAAATGGGGAGCAAAAGTTCTCCCGGTATTGGCCGGGTGGGACGAGTGCCACAGACGTTAAATTTTTTGTAATAACCAACCCTGATCAAACTTATTACATCCAATGTTCTCTCACTTTGTCGGCTGCTGAAGCTGCAATTTGTTTGAACTATCCTGTAACTGTTAGTTCTACTGCCTCTTCAGGTAGTACTGTTACTGGTCAGTCAAGCTACTACTTGCTTGCTGCTGGTGGTGCAGAAACTGAACTGACATGTCGGGTAATTGGACGTTCTAAGTTACCAGATGAGGGTAGTAATGATGCATACCCAATCGTAGAGGTCTGGTTAAATACACACCGTGACCGTTACGTGACGGCTACCGCATCTACGGCTTAATAGGAGGAATGAATAATGGCTATAAATAGAGCTAGTATTGCTAAAGAACTCCTTCCGGGCCTAAATGCTGTATTCGGAATGGAGTATGGAGAGGTGAATAATGAGTTAGAACCTCTTTATGAAATTGAAAACTCAGATCGTGCATTTGAAGAAGAAGTTCTCTTCACCAGTTTTGGGTCAGCCCCGGTAAAAGGTGAGGGAGCATCTGTTACGTATGATGATGCTCAGGAAAGCTACACAGCACGTTACACTGCTGAAACTGTAGCATTGGCTTTTGCCGTAACTGAAGAGGCAATGGAGGATAATCTTTATGATACCTTTGCTAAACTTCGGGCTAAAGGTCTTGCCAGAGCAATGGCAAATACGAAACAGGTGAAAGCTGCTAATGTCTTCAACAATGGTTTCTCAGATACTATTGGTGACGGACAGGCTTTTTTCTCAACTACACATCCAACTGTAGGTGATGGTAATCAGTCCAACTTAATTGCTGCGTCTGATTTAGCTGAATCTACACTTGAAACTGCATTAACCAATGTACAAAAGATCAAAGATGATCGTGGTATTTTAATTGGTGCGAGTGCTGTTTCTTTGCATATCCCTGTTGACTCATGGGCAATTGCAGACAGGATTTTATCAAGTCCCGGCAACACACAAGCAAGTGGTGGTCAGGCTGCGAATCCTAATATTAATGCAATCAATGCTGTTCGTCATTTGGGTATGTTACCTGAAGGCTATCATATCAACCGAAGGTTTACTGATACGACTTCTTGGTTTGTTAAGACTGACGTACCAAACGGAACTAAAATGTTTGTACGTTCACCTCTTCAAACTAAGATGGAACCTGACTTTGATACTGGCAATCTTCGATTTAAGGCAAGGGAACGGTATAGTTTCGGTGTCTCAGATTGGCGAGGCTGGGCAGGTAGTCAAGGAACGTAAGTCTAATTGTGGGAGGGTAGTTTCGGCTACTCTCCTACTACCTTAAGGAGAAACTATGACTACAAATATTAAAGTCGCACAAAATGTAAGTAGTGATGGAGCGATTATAACAGGCTTTCGTTATGTTGATACTAATACCAGTTTAGGAGATGAAGGAACAGGTTCTAGTCCTACTCCATCAACAACCAGAGTTCTTGCCATACATACTTATTCAACTCTTGCAGGTGAAATTGTTATTTCAGGATCGAAGCAGATTACAAATAGATCAGCTAAAGGAACAGCTATTCGATATCGTGTAGGAGCAACTGATTCTAATGATCAGTATATAGGAGATATGGGAGTCGGTGTTCATGGGGTTGTAAGTGTTGCAACATCTGGAACAGGAACGATGGCTCCAACAATTACATTATATCTGGGCTAATATGGTTGCCTATTCATATCTTAAAACAGATGTTATTCAAACTTCTGAGAATGAGTCTACCGAATTTGCCAGTGCAATATCTTTCTTTGTGGATCGTACAGAATTAAGACTTCTGAAGGATCTGGATGATGTTGGACTAGACGAGTTTAGTAGTATAACTTTCACTGTAAGTAATCCTGTTGTTAGTTTAAACGATAGAGTTCATATTATTCGTAATGTGAATTATACTACCAGTGTGTCTAGTCTTAAGACAAGTCTTTTGCAAAGGACATATGAGTATGCCCTTGATTTCTGGCCTTATGCCAGTGCTTCTGTAGGTACTCCCAGATACTATTCCAGAAAAACTAATTCGTCAATTTATATAGTACCCACCCCTGCATCTACTCTGACAGGAGAAATACAGACAGTTTCCAGACCGTTACCTTTATCTTCCGCTACAGGAACAAGTGTAACAACCCAGAATTATTTTAGTAATTATTGTTATGATGCTCTCTTTGCAGGATGTATGGTGGAAGCTACCATGTTTATGAAGGATTGGAATACACTTCCAGTATGGCAGACACAGTATCAAACAGCCGTGGCAGCACTACGTAATCAGGCTAGAAGGACCAGACAGGATGATATGGAAGTTGCGGCTTCTCCTGCTGGCGGTCCCGATACTATAACTCAAGGAGCAAGTTAATGGCACCAAGAATCCGTCCTAGACCTAAAGGCCCACCTAAGTTAAATGTAACTTCAACTTCTTCTAAAGTAGAGTTAAAACGAGCCTTAGATCAAGCTAGAGAGGATGTAAGGCAAACACAAGAATCTGGTACACCTCGACAAAAAGAAGCTGCTCAGAAAAGATATATTAATATTTTACAGATGCAGCCACAGGTAATTCCTACAGGACAGGGAGGAGATTCTATTCGGAACTTAACTACTAAAGAACGAGTAGAAACAGGAAATTTAAAGCCTATTCGGAATAAACCTATCCCACCGGGATTAAGATTACGTAGAGAACAAGTATCTGATTCAGGAAAAGAAAAGATTTCAGATTATATAAAGCGAAAGTATCCTAAAAAGAAGGGTGGAAAGATTACTTATAAAATGACAGGCGGTCAGGTAGTAGATATAAGTTATGATTAATAGATCAAGTGTGAGGCAAGAGATTATGAAACCGGGATTAAAAAGAGGTGGTAAGATTAAGAAGAAACCTAAGTTAGGTACAGGTAAAAGATTTAAACAGCTTTCATCTAAATTAAAAAAGAAGGGAGCTAAAGATCCTAAAGCTCTTGCTGCTTGGATAGGCCGTAAGAAATATGGACCCAAAAAATTTGCTAAGTTATCGGCAAAAGGTAGAAAAAGGAGAAGTTAAAATGGGATTAGGACCACATACATTATTGCAACGTCCTCCAAAGCTTAATGAAATACTTGGTAAACCTACAGGACAAGGATATGGTGCTGCTCGTAAAGGACCAGATGTTGTAGGCAAGCCACAGGATGTCGTTGTAGATGAAGATTATGAACAGGGAAAAGCTTTTAAAATAGAAATATCTGGTAAAGATAGTACTTACGGAGAATCTTAATTATGGCTCCCCGAATTAAATCTAAACCTAAACCTAAAGTTACTCGTAAAGGAGTTAGCAAACAGGAGAAGGCTGCTGCTACAAGAGGAGGTTTTGTAAAAGCTGATGGAACAGCGGATGTAGCTGCTTATAGGAAACATAAAGCAAAGATAGCATCACTAGGAGGACTTCCTACAGGTCCATCCCCTAAAACAGATACAAAAGTTGCTGCTCGTTTAAATATTTCAGTAGCAGAGTTAGAGAAACAACGGAAAGCAGCATTAACTAAAAGTTTAAATGCTGAAGCTAAAGAAAAAAATATATCTGTAGAAGAAGTTAAGAAACTTAGAGCAGCAAGAAAAATAAAAAGAGGCAAGACAGCTAAAAAAAGAGCATACACAGCAAATAAAGAAAAAGTTAAAAAACTTACGGATATAGGAGTTGATGAATCATTAGCAAAACAAGTGCTAGATCCTGACTTTACAAACTTACCTACAAAAAAACAAGTAGAATTAAAAGCAAAAGTAACAGAACAAAAAGCAATTTTTAAAAGAAAACCAACAATTGTTTCTACTGCTGATAAACCTTTACATGTTGCAAGAGAGGTTCCTGAAGGAGGAGATCCAGTTAGATTAGAGCAAACAAAAAAAAGACTTAGCTTTAAAGATCAAAAACGAAAATTAGTAAGTGCTAGGAATAAAGCAAGGAGAGTTGAAACAAAACTTAAAAAATTAATTAGTAGTAAAAAGAATGTTAAAGATAATAAAAATAAATTAAAAAATACACAGGAAGAACTTCAGGATCTTTCAGAAGCTATTTCAAATCAAACTCCTATTCCTGAAAAAAAATTGAGAGGATTGAATATAGCCTTAGATATAGTCTTAGAAGCTCCTGAAAAAGGAAGAGGATTAAATATAGCATTGGAGGCACCACATCCACTTGCTAAGAAGACTAGAAAAAAAGAGGTACAAAGACTTAAACATCAAGAAGATATAATAAAAGATCTTACTGGAAGAGGAATTTCTAAAAGATTAGCTACTAAAGTAGCTAATAATCAATCATTAACTAAAGCAGATAAATCTAAATTAAAAAAGATTGGAGTATCTTACACATTAGGTAAGCCCGGATCAGCCCGTGCGCCTACTCCTCTAAAAAAATTAACAAAGAGAGAAAAAGATTTACAGAAAATTACTGGAGAACCTACTCCAGAAAAATGGCCTGATTATAAAGGATTACAAGCATTACTAGATGCTCCAGTAGGAAAAGTTCCAAGAGATAAAGGTAAAGTCGGACAGAACCCACAAGGTAAATTATTTCCCGGTAATCTAACTGCTGGACAAGTTCAAGAATTAATAAGAGGAAAAGCTTTAACTAAAGCTGAAAGAGAAGAAGTAGAAGGAATGTTAAAAGATCCTGATTCAGGATTATCAGTAAGAAAAAAAGGTGGTACTGTACATCGCAAAACAGGTGGTCAGATTTCTAGAGGAACAGGGGCTGCTCTTCGTGGATTTGGTAAAGCTACTTATTCACATAAACTTTATTAAAAGGAGTTGGTAATGGCAAATAAAAAAGAGCCAAAAATAAAAGTATTAAAGCCCGGACCTAAGTTTAAAGAAAAACCTTGGGGAAAAAGAACAGGTTATTCTGGAAGAGCTTTTGGAAAAAAAAGTGGTGGTCAATTAAAGGAGGATAGTATGGTAGGTATGACAAGAGTAGGACTTTCACCAGCAGAAATGGCAAGGGCTGGTACGATGTCAGAAGAAGACCGTCTTCGTTACATGAAGAAGGGTGGTAAAGTCGGTAAGAAAAAACAAGGTTATAAAGCCCGGAAAGATGAATCGATTGCAATGAGGGTTAAGAAGAAGAGATCTAAGAAACAACTCAAGGCAAGTCGAGATGAGTCTTACGGTAAGCCCGGTAAAGGTAAAGGTAAAGGTAAGATAAACCGTTCTGGGGGTGATGCTTTTGTAGCTAAAGGATATGCTTAAAGAAAAGTTTGACGATTATACCAAGATAGATTACAGTATTCCTAAACCTAAAGAAAAGGATTATGAAATTTGGAATGAGTATTTTCAAGCTCTTTGTAATTACATACATTTAAAATTTAGAGATACTTATGGAAGTAAAATGTAGAAATTGTGGACATGGTTCTCATTGTGGAATACCATTAATTAAAAATTTGACAGGGTATGCTGAAATAGAACAGATAGAAATATGTAAATTATGTCGTTGTGAAAAATGTATAAAGAT